TCAAATTACTAAAGCTGAAAAAGAAGCGAAGAAAGAGGCTGACGAGTTAAAAGACAAATTCATGAAAATAGGAGAAGATATTGAAAGAGGAATTGTTACAAATTTAACTGATGCTGTTATGGGTACAAAATCCCTTGCAGATGCGGCAACAAGTGTATTAAACAACCTTAAACGTCAACTAATTGAACTTGCTATACAAAGGGCTGTTTCTGGTATAGGAGGAAAGATTGGTGGATTTTTGGGTAAATTATTTACAGGAAAAGAAAGAGGCGGTAGAGTTTCGGCTGGTGGTGCTTTTGTCGTTGGTGAAAGAGGGCCAGAAATTTTGCAGATGGGTTCAAAGGGTGGCAATATAATTCCTAACAGTCAGCTTGGAAAAGGTGGCGGAGGTGTCACTAATGTAGTAACAATTAATGTAGATGCCAGTGGCTCTCAAGTTCAAGGTAATGACGGACAAGCAAATGAGTTTGGTAAAGTATTAGCAGCAGCTATACAAGCTGAACTAGCAAATCAAAAGAGGGCTGGCGGTCTTTTATCTAACGCATAATTATGGCAGCATTTCCAACAACAGTTCAACCAGCATACGGAATCTCGAAGAGAAGCCAACCAAAAGTTAAAAGAGTTGTTTTTAGTGATGGCTTTGAACAACGTCAACTAATAGGCATTTCAGCACACCAAAACGGCAAAGTATATAGTCTTGTTTTTAATAACATATCTGAAACTGAAAGTGATGAAATAGAATATTTTTTAAATGAAAGAGCTTTAGATCAAGCTTCATTTACTTTTACTCCACCAAATCAAACCACAGTAAAAACAGGTACATATGTTCAAATCGGTACAACAATTACTATTACAATTACAGATCATCAATTATTTGCAAATGATTCAATAACTGTAGATTTCACCTCAGGCAGTGCTTCAGATGGTACATTCTCAGTTGTCTCATTAACCAGTGCTAATGTTTTTGTTATAACTGCTGGAAGTAGTGCAGCAAATTCTGGTAACTGCACTGTTACAAAAAGCGGCCAATCAAACTTTGTCTGTGATAGTTGGTCAAAGACAATACCCTACGCTAACAGAGCAACACTTAACTGTACTTTTAGGGAGGTGTTTGAACCCTAATGGCAATACCAACTGAAGAATTACAAAAAGCTAACCCTAGTGCAAAGATAGAATTATTTGAGATCCATCTTGTTTCTGCACTACATGGAAGCAGTGATGTGAAAAGGTTTCATAATGGAATAAACATGAACACAACTTATAATGTTGTATTTCAATCAAATTCTTATGAAAGAATACCAATAGAGGCAAATGGCTTTGAATATGCACAGACTAGAACTACTAGACCAAGACCCACTGTAAGAATAAGTAATCTATTTTCAAATATTACAGCACTTATGACAGCAGCAAATTTAACTACACCCAAAAACGGACTTAATGGTGCTAAGTTCATAAGAAAAGTTACATTACTTAAATTTTTAGATCATGCAAATTTTGCATCTGGTACAAATCCCTTTGGTACTCCAGCAAACAATACTTATGAAAATCAAACATTTTTTATTGATAGAAAAACTGTAGAGACTAAAGACTTTGTAGAATTTGAATGTGTATCTGCTTTGGATTTAGAAAACAGATCAGCACCTAAAAGAATAATAACTAGAAAAGATTTTCCATCTGTAGGTACTTTCGTATGAACAACTGGCAATTACAAGCTTTATCTCATGCTAAAAAAATGTTGCCAGATGAATCTTGTGGGGTAGTTATTGATGTTCAAGGGAAAGAAGAGTATTTTCCTTGTAAAAATATTTCAGTTGAAGGAGCTAACAGTTTCACTATAGATCCAGAGGATTGGGCAAAGGCTGAAGAAACTGGAACTGTTTTACACATATGTCACTCACACCCAAATGGTGACTTAACAGCATCAGAGGAAGATATAAAAAATTGTGATTTTATTGGTCTTTCTTGGTTTATTTTTGACCCTAAAAATGATGACATGCAAGAATTAAAACCAAAAATACACAAACCTATGTTGAGCAAAGATAAATTTGTTGATAGAGAAAGAAGAGAAGATGAGCAAGGTTTAAGAAAAATAAAAGTTTATGGAAGGTTAGCTGAATTGGTTGGTTGGCATGTTAATTATGCTGATGTAAAAAATATGAAAGATGTGTATAAGTATATTGCTTGTAATTATCCTGAGATAGAGCCACATTTAGCCCAGAATATGTACCGAATAACTATAAATAATGATGTAATAAAAACGAAAGAAGATTTGTTTGTAAAAAGTGAAGGCGAAATAAGAATGATTCCTATTGTCTCTGGTGCTTGGTTTTGGATTGCTGCTGCATTTCTTGGAGGAGGTGCTGCTGCTGCCGCATCAGGTGTTGCTATTCTTGCAACTATTGGAACTGTTTTAACAAGTATAGGTGTTTCTATGGCTGTAAGTGGTGTTACTAATATGCTTTTTCCCCAAGAACAGCCGAATCTTGGCGATACGCAGCAAGGCGGTCTTGCTGAAACAGATACAAGAGTGAATTTTTCTTTTAGTGGTATTCAAAACGTATCTCGAAGTGGTGTTTGCATACCTCTAATTTATGGAGAGGTGTTCACTGGTTCTATTGTGGTTTCTTCTGGTACTGATACCGCCCCTGTATTTAAGAGTTAATTATGACCTTACCAAGTAATCTAGGTACAAGTAATTTATCTAGTTCACAACAAAATAAATTAAAAGAGCTTGGAGGTCAAGGTACATCTTTCGTTGACACCAGCATGAAAGAGGAGGATATAGGATCAAGGCAATTTGTAACTCTAATTGATGTTATTGGGGCTGGTGAGATAGCTGGATTCCCCTCTGCTATAGATGCTGGATTAACTCATGGATCTACTGCTTATCGTATAGCCAGCCTTAAAGATTTATTTCTCAATGGTACGCAAGTTTTAAGAGACGGTGCAAGCAATACAGATCCAGACGTTGATGACTTTGCTTTTGGTACAAGTGAAGCAAATGCTCCATCATTTTTTACGAGGCTTGGTACTTCAGATCAAACAAAAATACAAGGACTTGTAGAGACTGAAAGAGATAGGACTGTGGGTGTTACTGTTACAGTTGCACAATCTCAGACTGTAACTATTACTGATACATCAACAGATGGTGTAAGAGTTACTCTAGGTTTTCCAAGATTGCAAGAAATTAAAGATGATGGAAACATAAAAGGAGCTACTGTTGAATACGATATTGAAGTAAGGAAACAAGATAATACTTTAATAAAAAAAATCAATCCATCGACTAACCTGACAGGTCTTGACAGGAGTATTCATACCTCTGGAGGGAAAATAACTGGTAAGAGTACGTCTGCATATTTTAAAGACCATATTATTGTTTTTCCAGAAAGTATAGCTGACTCTGATTTTCCAATTACTGTCAAAGTTTCTAGACAAACGGCGGATAGCACTGACGCAAAACTTGCAAATGCTTTTGAGTTTACAACATTAACCGAATTAGTTTTTGATAGTCCTACTTATCCAAACACAGCTTATGCCGCAGTTAGATTTGATGCTGAAATTTTTAGATCCGTCCCCCAGCGTATGTATAGGGTCAGAGGCCGCCTTGTAAAAATACCCCACAATTCAACAGTTAGGTCTGATGGTTCTTTGTCATTTAGTGGTGATTTTAATGGCACATTGAAAGCCAGTAAAGAATGGTGTAATGATCCCGCATGGGTTTTGTATGATATTCTCACTGAATCTATTGACGGATTTGGAGATTTTGTGGCTGAAACAGAGGTTGATAAATATTCTTTTTATAACGCTTCTGTTTACAATTCAGAGTTAATAGATGATGGTGAAGGAGGTACAGCCCCCAGATTTAGCTGTAATATTGTAATTCAAAGAAGTACTAACGCATACACTTTGCTTGATCGTATAGCTTCAATCATGAGAGGTAGCCTATACATTGATGATGGTGTTATAACTCTTGTACAAGATAGACCCACAACAAGTACATATTTCTTTTCTTATGCAAACATTACCGAAGATGGTTTTTGTTATACAGGAGCAAGTCAAAGAACAAAAGACACTGTTATTAATGTCAAATATTTCAGCAATGAGACAAGATCTTTTGAATATGAAACTGTTGAAGATACAGCAGCTAACCAAGCTAAGTATGGTGTAATTGTAAAAAACCTAGAAGCAATAGGTTGTAATAATCAAGCACAAGCTAGACGTATGGGGTTGTGGCATCTTTTCACTCAGAACAATGAGACAGAAACTGTGGTATTTACGACAACTGCTGACGCTGGTTCTTTGATTAGACCTAACCAAATTATTACTGTACAAGACCCTGTCCGTAGTGGTTTAAGAAGATCAGGAAGGATTAAAACAGCAACAACAACTGAAATTACTGTTGATAATACAAAAGATTTACCCACTGTACATAGCACTGGAGATCAATTATCTGTAATATTGACTGATGGAAGTGTAGAGACAAAAACAATATCAGATATTACTTTTAATAAAATTACTGTTTCTAGTGCTTATAGTTCTGCCCCAGCAGCTTTTGGTGTATGGCTACTTGTAAGAGCAACGGCAGAAACTGAAGATTTCAGAGTCTTATCAGTTAAAGAAGAAGACAATCTATTTACCATAAATGCAATGTTTCATAATTCTAGTAAATATGACTTTATAGAAGATGGTGCTTCTCTAACTATTCCACAAATAACAACACTATTGCTGCCTAAAGCTCCTCCTAGCAACCTAAGTGCAGAAGAATTAATAGTTGTTTTATCTAATAGGGCGGTAAGTAAAATTATTTTAAGTTGGTCTCCTGTTTCTGGTGTTACTGAATATTTAGTTAGATATAAATTTGACGATGGTAATGTTATTTCAGAGAGGGTAACTGCTCCTACTTTTGAAATTTTTGACTCTGAATTAGGTGTATATAGTTTTGAAGTTTTTAGTCTTAATGCCTTAGGTCAGCCCAGCGAAACGCCATCAACCCTTACTTTTAACGCACAGGGAAAAACTGCTTTACCAGCAGATGTACAAAACTTACGATTTGAACCAGTAGATGAAGATTTTGTAAGAATACGTTTTGACAAATCTACCGATGTTGACGTTTTACATGGTGGAAACGTGGTAGTAAGGCATAGCAATCTCACAGATGGAACTGGTACATTTACAAACTCAGTTGATTTAATCCCTGCTTTAGCTGGTAATGTTTCTGAATCTTTAATCCCTGCTGTTGCTGGTGAAGTAATTTTAAAATTCCGTGATGATGGTGGACGCTTAAGCTCTGGAGAAACTTCCGTAATTATTTCACCACCAGATATTTTCCCTAAACTTGCAGTATTAGTTGATAGAGAAGACACAGACTCACCACCTTTTAATGGTGCAAAAGTAAATACATTTTAT